TCATGCATCCTCCTGTCGCGTGAGCCCTCTTGCGGTCAGATTGCTGCTGGTCCTACCCGGATCCAATCGTGCTTCCAGCTCAGCCTTCAAAGGCGCGTAGAGCTGGATATAATCCCGTCGTAGCTTCGACTGGTAAAGCCCGAATAAAATGCCGCCGCAACCGAGCGAAAGCGAAAACACGTTTATCCATCCTGGGAAAAGGAACCCCGAGGCGACCTCAGGCGGTCCATCTGGTTTTGCTTTTTCAGTTGGCTCGGCCGAACCCGTTGAAACCGAACCGCTTGCATTCACTTGTATATTAGCGTGTGTGGTCTTTCCTGCAAGCTCCCCAATCGTCAGATAGGCGCCGTAGACAAGAACGCCCGCGAGAAGGACGCGGCCCAGCTGTGTGACAATCTTCCCGGCCCAATGGTTCCGGCAATTCGTTTTGCACAGCTCAAGCTCTTTCTCAAGCTGACGGAGGTTTTCCTTGGGTGAAAGCCGACTCATCACAATCCCTATAGATGTTTTCGAGGAGCTTATCTCAGTGTCACCATGCCATCTATAGCGAATATCCTACAAAATATAGCGAATGTCCTACAAGCGGTGATACATCAGCACATGTTACGTCGCGGGGGTTGCATAGAGATGGCTGATGCAGGTCCCACAAAGCTTGCGCCCAAACTTTGCGCCAACCTCCCGCGCGCTCTGTTCAGTTAGGCAATTCTGTTTCACCCAAACAGTTGAATCGTCGTTATCGACCTTTTTGCAAATCGACTTGCGGGCGGCCGAGCAGCGAGGGGTCTCACCAACTGGCTTAAAATCCCCCTCGAAAATGTGTAGTTCTTCAGAATCTGTTTTTTTCTTGAAAGAATAACTTTTCATAATTAAGCTCCTAAAATAGATGCATACTGCCATGCATCAGCTATGGGCGGCTCATGCCACTTTCAAACTTCGCTACCCACCAATCCACCATCGACACCCGCTCACTCAAATATTTGGCGCGATTGTAGGCCCCTCAGTTCTGTTTTGCTCCTTATGCGCTAACTGCGTTCAATTGCCTCAGAACGCCATTATGCCGAGTCGTAAAGGTGCGTAGACACCGTGGTGCGAAAGTCATGGCAATACCAACCCCTCAAATCCATATAATCAAGAGTAAGTTTCAAGGTTATAGCACTAATGGGTTGTTTAGGGTACTGCTTACCGGGAAAAAGAAGACCTCCAGCGGTTATTTCCCGCAGCTCGCGCAAGAAGATCAATGGAAATGCCGGTAACGGAGCCAAGTGCGATCGCCTCATTTACGTACGCTTGGACGGGACTAGCCAAATTGCATTTGCCAAGTCAAACTCCGACCAATCTGCATATCTTAATTAGAAGGTTCGAACGAACAAGATTGGTAGACGGTACAGAGCGATCACCGTACGACGATGCCCCCATACTTAGCTACAGCTGTAAAGTACTCCGACAGCTCATCCAGATCCATCGGCTCGCTATGGTCAACATCATTCCGAGATATCGCCCCCCCTGACTGCGGCAGCGGGATCCGCATCGGCGCGCAACGTAACCACCCCTTAGCAAAATGCAGACGAAATCCACTGCCGCACCATAAGGACCAGAGTCGTTGCATCGCACTCATCCATTCGCGTAATGATTCCCAGAATCTGCGCAGCTGATATCCCTCGAAGCGGAAGACGGCCGATGCTGGGATAGACGTCATTCTCAAAAGCAAGTCCAATCTGATCCCGATACTTCGCTGTACGCTTCGCCAGTCGCTTTTCAATCCACTCCTGCGCCATCACTTTAGATGTTATGTTGCGATTATCAGCTATCAGCCAGCTGCGATGCCTTCTCGGGCTGCCGCACGAGCGCAGGATTACGGTCAGACTTCACAAGATCTCGTGCCAGATTGCGCTCCGCACGCGCAGCAGACGATAGTGTAGGTGTTTTCTTTTCCACCTAGCCGGAACCTGTACCGCCAAAGCTTCGACCCGCCAAGGCTAATCTCAAGGAACAAACCTGAGACGTCGGTTAGTTTCTGTCTAGTAATAATAGGCTTTGCTTAGCGAATTTTGACATCAGTTAGAGGCATGAGGGTATGCTGGTATCCAGAAATTTATACCCGCAAACATACCCGCTTTTTATTGGATGTCTCCGCACTAAAGCGGATCAAGACGGACAAGGAAACCAGTAAACCTGTAGTTTATAGTGCAAAACGGACCACTGCGGATTATGCGGGACATCGATCATAGTTATCGATCATCAGCAGCATTTTGCTATCAACCTTTTGATTTACTGACTTGATTCAGGCCTTCCGGATTCTGCTTCACTCATGCATCCCCACCTCAGCCACAAGGCCGGGGGACGGAGAAAAGCATCATAAAATCGAAGGCATACAGGTACGGGGCCGGCAGGGCCGGCAAGGAAATAGTCAGGCGCGCCAACGCCAACGGGCGTGGGCCTTGATAACGCGCATCAAAAGCTTGCTGACTGTCGTCACGGAAGGGGTCTCATCGGTACGTTTCAGGACATTAGCGTACCGAATCGGCCGGTGCAATATGAATGTACCGGGCCGCGCCGATTGAAAAGGAGTTAAGGGCTGAAAAGAGGGCCGCGCCTCCTTGTGGAGGCGGGATTGAGGCAGGGGCACGATGGCCGAGGGTGGGGAGCCGAGAGGAACATCAGTGCGCAATCTCGCGCACGTAGGCTTGGCAGGCCTTCAAAGCGATCAATCCCTGATCGCCGTAGTCGGTGATGGCGACAATTCGTCCAGCAGCCGCTGGGTCAAGTTCGCCTCGCGAGCTTCCATGAACCACGCCGCCGGTATCGGTGCCGGCTGGCATGCCATCACGGTTGGCGGGGCTGTTGGCGAGGAGGACTGACAACCGCAAATCAGCGGTAGCCAGGCGATCACGCAAACGAGCCTGAGCAGTCTGTGCATCGCTCAACTCCTTGTGGATGGTTGTATCGTTGGTGTGCAAACGGACTTCCAGCGCCCGTCGTTGTGCCTGCTCGGCGTTCTGCCAGTCGACTAGCGCGAGCGCCGCCTGCTCGCGCTCGCGCTGCCACGTCAGCTGTTGCGCGGACAGTTGCAGGCCATAGCGGGCCGCCTGCCATGTCCAGGCGGCCCATGTACCCAGCCCTGACCCCAGCACGAATGCGAGGATCAGGAATCGCATATCCAGCACTTTCACGGCAGCACCTCCAATGCCCGCTGGTAAAGCGCCTGCCGATCCGCCAGGCCGTTGGTACCGCCGTTGATGCGGCGGGTGATCATCAGAAAATCACCCTTGTCTGCCAGCGCGTTGAGGTTGGCACGGTCCCAGAACCATGCCGCCGACATGGCCGCGTGGTCGGGTTGTTCGAGCAGTTGCGGCTGGGCAAGCAAGTCCAGTCCGAGCGCCTCCCCGCACGCCTCGTAGTTGGTCCGCCCCGTCACCTGAATCAGCCCACGGCCCCGATATAACTGACCGTCGCCATCTGCCTCTGGCGTATTGCCCAAACGCAGCGCCAACTGGCCCGTGTCGTACTTGGCCAGATAGCTGTCGCTACCCAGCTCGCGCACATAACGAAGCTGCCCGGACTCATGCCCTATCTGAGCGATGAACGCGGCGATACGCAGGCTGGTGTCGATGGCGTAACAGGCCATGGCGATGTTGAGAGCAGGAACGAAAACGCCGGCTTTAGAGCCGGCGTTGGGGAGGATTTGCAGTAGTTGTTGCTGGTTGATAGGCATTTAACCTCCTGAGGCTTATGCCGTCAGATGTCCCATTTGGTCGTGCTGAGCCAAAACTTTGCACAGCCCTATATCGCCTTGAAGTCAGTGATACGAGTTATAGACACAACGTTAAAAATGAAGCGCTATTAAGTGCCCGTATTTTGAACAGTCGAGTCCGAAGGAGCCGGGTAGATGAAAGGTTCCGCAGGCAGCTCAGGCCAATCGACCGAGAGCGGAAAACCGGATTGCGACTCGATCTGAGCAAGACGCACTCGGTAAGTCCTCCACGCCTTGAACTCTGCCTTCAGTGCTGGAATTCTGTCAGTTTGCTCACTGGTCGCTCCTTCCAACTCCGCTGTATCCTCGATGATTTCTAATGACGTTTGCAGCGAATTGATTTTCGCCGTTGCCAGCGACGATGCTGCGTCACGCTTAAGCATGACTGATGCAAGCACCTCTATTTCTACCGGCTCTGCAATATCGCCAAACTCCCCAGCGTACGCTCTCTCATAGATATCACGCCCATAAGCAGCGCTGTCGTTTGGAGAAGAGGAAAACGGGATCTCGCCCAATGTCTCCTGTGTTTCAACAAAAACCACATCCAGTGTGATCATCGTGTGTTCAGTATTCCAACGCGGATTACGCGCACTCTTCAAAGTGGCCATCAAGAAACCCTCAGGCAAATAGTAACGGAATTGGTTGCGTCCAGATTTCTGTCCTGGACATATCCCATAAGACGCCATGTACCAGTGGGTGCACCAGCCGCATGGGAAGAAGCGGCAGAAAACAAACAAGAACTGCCTTGTACAATGTCTCCAGGATTTGAAGGAACATTCGTTGCACCTCCTCCTACTAAAAGAAGTGCATATGTACCTACCCCTCCCGCCGGTTGAGTACCCAGAACCGGCATAAGGTTCTTTTCATGCATAATCCAGCCGAAGTCAGTCGCGTCTACCGTGATTCGGGGATTAGTACCGTCATAGCCGATTTTTATGAGGTTATTACCCTGACCGGCACCTGTGCCCTGCTGCACGGGAGCAAAGCCTAGCCTCGGTTGTAGATAGTAAACTGTATTGTCGCTGGCACGTCGCATGTATGGCAGTTCGGGATTATTGGAAGACATCCCAATCGTACTTACCCAGTCGGCGAGCGGACGCTGCGAATCGCGTAGATCTATCTCAGCCTTTGTATAACCATCCGTGATTCCATAGCCCGATAATGTAGAAGCCTTATCAGCCTTGTCAGAGGGTTTAAAATTAGACGACGCCCATAGCGTGCCAAGATCTGTTTCATCAACGGTTGCTTTCAGCCCCGATGAAGACCAACCAATTTTTACAGGGTTGCCCAACTGCCCTATACCAGTACCTTGCTGAATCGGGGTATAGCTCAACTTGGTTTGCAGGTAATACACCACGCCATCCGACTCACGACGCATATACGGTGCATCGGGCTGGTTGGACGCCAGGCCAACTGCCGTAATGGAGTCCCTGGTGGGGTAACGGGCATCTCGTAGATCAACCTCTGCCTTAGTATAAGCATCGGCAATTCTGTACGCAGCGAGCGTAGTGCCCCAGTTGGCTTTATTGGTCGGATCGAAGTTATTGGAATACCAAAGATTTCCAAGATCAGTAGCATCGACCATTGCCTTGAGGCCGTTATTCGACCAGCCGATCTTCACCTTGTTGTCGAGCTGACCGGTACCTCCTCCTTGTTGTACCGGAGTGAATCCCAGGCTCGGTTGCAGGGCAACCAGAGCGCCATCGGACTCACGGCGCATATAAGGCGCATCAGGCTTGTTATTGGCCAGCCCCACATAGGTAATGGAATCGCGCAGCGGCCGCTGAAGATCGCGCAGGTCGGCCTCAGCCTTGGTGTACGCATCCGAAATACCATTACCGCTAAGTGTTGTCGGGTTACTCCCCTCTTCCACCTGCCCATATTTATTGACCTTGACCCGAGTGTAATCACCCGCGGCCACACCACTGCGTCCCAGCAGACGCTCGAACGCAAGGTCAGTCGTACCCAGCACCGGCACTGTCGTATTGACCAGCTGCCATACAGTGCCCGCGTTTTTCGTGCCGGCCTGCACCGGCACCATATGACCCGGCGTGCATTCGGTGCTTTCGTTCGCATCCTGCGCACGTGCCCAGGCGCCTGCCGCGGCGACATAAATCCAGTTCTGCGACGCAGTGTCCTGATTCTTGACCAGCACCCGATCGCCGGCCACCAGTGTGACGTCATCAATGGTCTGCAAACCGCTCAGCCCAATGGAGACTGTCGTGGCGCAACGCACCGATTTTTTGTAATCGGATGCTGCCAGGCCAAGAATGGCTCGATGCAACTGGGTGACATCCTCCTCGTTGGGCACCAGACCGGCCCCCAGGATCACGTTCAAGATCTCCTGCGTCACCGAGTTGCCCCACTGCGCCGGGATCAGCGAACCAGGGGTGCCGGTCGCCGGGTTTTCATCTACAAACTTGCCGCTTGCCAAGCCTACGCCCGGCACACTCTTGGGATAATCCACATTGTGTTCCTCAGTTGAAGTTTACGAATTCGACGCTGTGCGCCGGTGCTGCTCGACGGATCAAACATTCGATGGCGAGCCCGGGATTCACCCCGAACCGCTCGCCCCAGTAGCTGGCCCCGAAGCGTCGGCCCAGGCGCTGGCGCCCGCCGGTGTTCAGGGTCCACATGAATTGCGCGTTCCAGGTGCCGAAGTGCGCCTGGCCAAAACGCGAACGCCCCATACGGGGCGCTCGGTGTTCGGTCACGGTGGCATCGGGGTAGCCCTGGCTGATGGCAATGTCGATGTAGAACGCCGCGTTCTGCCCTCCTGTCGCCACAAGCCGCTGGCGCACTGACAGACGCCGGTCTGCGAACAAGGGTTTAAGCCCCAGGCACGGGTCAGGCAGGTTCATCACCCGCTCCCAGTCCGGGACCAGCTCACTGACGGTGGCGGGGTCCATCTCGTTGAGCAGGTCGAACGCGCGGCCATCGATGCGTGCGAACTCGTGGGACAGGCCGGTAATGACCTGCTGCAATTCCGGCACCCGCTCCGTATCCCATGCGGGACCGGGTGGCAACAGCGCCTGCAGTTGTCCGGCGTAGTGTTCGGCGGTTCTTATGACGACCATTGAATACCCCCGAACGTGAGCAACTGGTTGGCCGCGGCAGTAACGTTGGCCACGGGTGAAACCAGCACATGATCGGTCTCGCCTGTCGCGCGACTGATGGCCTCGGCGATGTGCGTGAGCAACAGGGTTTCGCCCAGTCCGCCCTCACGGTTGTGCAGGTCCAGCAACTGCGCCTCGACCGCCGCCCGCACGGCGGAGGTATCAGGGGTGAGCCGGATGGTGTAGACCACCGGTTTCTGCACCGGCGCCAGCACATATACGTCTGCGGTGACCGGACGCAGCGGCTCGATATACGCTGCGACCGCAGCCAGCTGCTCGGCGTCGGGAATGGGATCGGCCTGGTCGTCACGCATGAAGAACACCGCCACCGTCCCTGGCCCCATGAACCGGCGCACACACCAGGCGCGCGTCACGCCCGGCACTTCCAGCGCCCAGGTCACGTAGTCATCCTGATTGCCGCCATGCGGGATGACCCGGTAGGAGCGCACGACACGCGCACGCAGCGACTCGATACTTTCCTGCGAGATGCCGCCGGAAAGTCCGTCGGCAATGACGGTGAAGGTGCTGTCGATGCCTTCGACCGGTTGCACGGCAGTCATCACCAGACCGGCATCCGCATTACCCAGAACACCGGCATCGACTGCTTCGACCGTGGTGGTGTTATTGCCCGCAACCGTGGTGACGCCTTTGGTGACGCGGTAGAAGCGTCCATCACTGAACTGCAGCACAGTGTCCGCATCCAGCACCGCGCCAGCTGCAGCCGTAAAGCGCACCGTGCCAGTAGCGGCCTGTGCCACCTTGCGCGGCTGCCTCAGGCGCAGGATGGCTTGCCGCTCGAGGGTTTCCTCGTCGGCGGTGTCCGGCAGAATCTGGTCGGCGATCCAGTCCTGATAGCCGTACAGCCCGTAGGCCGCGCCGCTGTGCGCACGGGACAATACCCGAGCATCGGACTGACGCAGCGCTTCGTCGGCGAGGTCGACCTGGGTTCGGTTGATCAGCGCCGGTAACGTAGGTGTTTCAAACGGCATAAATCACCTGCCACTGTTCAGAAGGGTTGAAACGCACGAGCTGACCGTCCGAGACGACCAGTTCGACGCCCAGGTTCAGGCGGTTGCTCTGAACCTGTTCGGTAAGGATGTTGATGTGCTTGACCTGGCCATCTTCGATCAGCCAGTCGAGCGCTTCCCGGGCATAGAACTCGGCATCGCGCTGGGTCTGGGCAGTCAGCCTGACCCGGCGCAGCAGCCACAGCCTGGAACCGATACGGTCATTGGCCTGTGCCGGGTAGGTGTCGCCCCACCAGCCATAGCGCTCGGCATCGTCGAACGCGTCGTCCGCTTCGGCACGCCGCCAGGTGAACAGGCTGATGACCACCGAGCGCAGCAAGGACGCCTGCAGAGAACCTTCAATGATCATCCGGCACCTCCAACGGGCGGCCCGCTCTGGCCATTACCGCCCTGCACGTTGCCGTGCAGATGGCTGATCTGGCTGATGCCAGCGGCAAGCTGGTCGCCCTGGGAGACGATCTTTCCGGTCTGGGTGATCTGCGGTGTGTCGAAGTTCACGGCCACCGTCGCCTTGATGTTCAAGGTGTCGGTTTCAATGTCGATGACCTTGCCGCGCTTGAGGTGAATCTTGTCGCCCTCGTCGGTATAGATCGCCACTTCGCCGGACTCCAGACCCTTGAGGCGATAGCGCCGGTCGGCCACCACCAGCAGCAGACCGTGTGAACGGTCGCCACCAATGAAAGCGGCAATGCCCTCGGCGCCGGCCAGCGGGTTGCTGGTAAAGCCATAGGGTTCGAAGTGCTCCATGTCGTCCTTGACCTCTCCGGCGGTGAGGCGCATTTGCAGCGCCTGCATTTTGCTGCTGGCCCTGGCGAGCACCACCGTGCCGCGCACCAGCATGCGATTGAGTAAGCTCATGAGGTTGTTTCCTCGTCGATGGGCAGCAGCCAGGAGTAAGCGTCCTGATTGACCTGCACCTTGCTGCGCTTGTTGGGGTCACCTGGCTCGGCCTGGAAACCTTCAGGCGGACCGACCACCAGTGTGGTGATCGTGCCTTGGTCGCTCAGCGAGTAGGTCACGGCTGAAATCAGCATGTTGCGGCTCGTAAAACCGATGACCGGATCAATCACCCGGACCATGGTGTTGTGCCGCCAGAGCGCCCCGTTGGACTGCCGCCAGCCCTGGACCTTGTAGGTGGTGAGCAGCGCCTTGCCGGCCCGCTGACCACGCTCCCAATTGGCGCGACTCAGGGCGAGCTTGGGTGTGATCGGCGCATCCTCATGAACGACCAGTACGCGAAGACGCTTTTTATGCGCGGGGTCGTCATGCCGGTCATCCGTGACTTCTGCCGAGACCTCCGACGACTCCTTGCCGAACGTCTGGTCATTACCAGTCTGTTGACCGATGACCCGGTACTCGGAAAAAAGCCCGGAAAAGTCCCGCGCGATGACGGCGCTCAACACATTCTTGCCGAGTTCGAGCGCGTCTGCGCTCTGCCCGCGACTACCCGGCCTGGCCAGCACCACATTGCCGTATTCGTCATCGGTGGAAAAAATCCGGAACAGGGTCAGCAGCCGGTCAATGGACTTGAACACGGTTTCGGCAGGCTCGATGGTGTGATCGGCCATCTTCGAGGTCTCCGGTATTTCGCTGATCACCGACAAACCATAAGGAGCAGCCAGCGCTTCAACAATCTTCAACACCCCCACCTTCTTCCACTGGCTCGGCCTGTTGATGGCCGAGCAGTCGATGAGGTCGGCGGTTTTCGAGCGCCCGGAAATCTTTAGCGTGACTTGCTTGCCGTCATAGCTGATCGGCGCGGCAAACACCCAGCCGGTCAGAATCAACTCGCCGCCGATACGCACTTCACACGCTGCGCCGGGCGTGATCGGATGCGAAATCTCAGTGCCCGGCCACTGCCAGGTAATGCTCACGTCAAAGCTGCGCGCCTGACGCTCGATCCCGGCAGAGATTTCCACCGACTTCCAGCCGGCATAGTCGTGCTCGTCAACCGTCAGGGTGACAACGTTAGGGTCGATCATGGGTCACTCCTGAGCGATCTTCAGCGTGCCGGGCGGCACGAAACCCGGGTGGGCCAGCCGATTGCGCTGCACCATCTCCAGTGCCCGGCTGGCGTCACCGAATCGGCGATAGGCCAGCACCAGCGCGGGCAAAGGCTCGGAGACCTTCATGTCCACCAGACGTACGCCGGAGGCCGCCACCGCGTTAAGGTGCCTGATCAACGCCTGACGCAACGTGTTGAGCGCCAGGTAATGTTCGGGATCGGCTTTCAACGACGCTTCCCAGATCGCCGAACTCAGCGTGTCACGCAGTTCGATGACGTCATCGGCAACCGGCACATCGACGCGTTGCAGCGCTTGCGTCACTTGCTGATCCAGCGACGGCACTACCGTGAGCGGCGTGACGGTCGTCGCAACCGGCATGCTCGCGACGATTTTCGCCACCTTGACCAACAAGGCATCCTGAACCAGATTGGCCGCGGCCTGAGCCGTCACGCCGGTATCCAGCCCGCTGCTCTGGCTGACCAGATTGATACCGGATACCGCTTCCGCCTGTTGCGTGGCCTCGGAAATCACCGAGCGGTAATCGACCGTTTCAACAGAGGACACGCCGCCATTGCTGCCGGACCTTGCTGCCGCGCTGCTCGCAGCGGTGCCGTTACTGCCACTCGCGGAACCGCTGCCTGAGCCGCCCCCTGTCGAGCTGCCGGAACCTGACCCGGTACTTGTCCCGGTACTCGCCCCGCCAATACTGCTGGTGCCGTTCGCTCTTCTGGCTCGACGACTGTCCCCGTCGAAACTGGCGAAGAACGTGGTAAATAGCGTGCTGACCGTCAACGGCGCATTGACCAGCGAATGCACCAGCGCGGTGACATCCGAATAGATCGTCATGAACGGTGTGAACTGCCGCTGAATAGTGGCGAATACACCCGACAGGGCACTGCGCAGCGCCTGAATATTGATACGCACAGCGTCCACTGTGGCCATCACCGAGCGGTAGCGCCTGAGCGCCGAGTCCAGCAGGCTCTCGGACGCGCCCAGCAACTGCCGTCGCGTATTGAGGGTCGACACGGGAAACTTGAGCGGGTTGGCCGGATAGAATTTCAGGTCCAGCCGGACGAGCCCGCCTTCGCTCAGGTTGTGTGTAACGCCACATTCGCCAACCTGAACCTGCACGCGCCCCAGCCACGGATGCACCAGCTCGCCGGCACCTTCCTGCTCCAGTGCCTGCAGCAGTCTGTCTCGCTGTTCGAAACAGTCGGGACCGACAATGAACCCCGTCAGCGTATGCACTTTCGACTGTTTGCCCAGCGACTCGAAATAAGGCTCGTCGCGTTGTGGAAACTCATGCAACTGCCCCTTGCGGCCTGCCGGGACGACGGCTTTTTCAATGAAAAAACCGACGCCCCGGAAAGACGCTGGCAGCAGGCTGTCACGCCATGTACTCATGATCCGGCTCCTGCGCCGAGGGTTCGATAACCCACGTTTGGCGATATCGTCAAACCCGGCTGGTTGGTTTGCACTTGCCCGGCACGCATGCCCGGTGGCGCGTTTTCAAAGCGAATGTTGAGCTCGCCTTCAAGTCGCGGGCCGGCCCCGGCTGCGCCCTGTTGCAACAACAGGCTGCCGGGGGCCAGCGGGGTGGGTACGCCGAGCAATTGGCTGGTCGAGGGCACGCCAGTGGCCTGATTGAGCAACTGCTGATTCGTGCGAACGTTCTCGACGGCACCGGCCGCCAGAAACGCCCCGGTCCCGCCGCCTGGCCCTGCGTTGCGTATCCGCTGTTCTTCCGCGAACTGATTGGCCTTCTCGGTCGCCCGCTGCAGGACGGTCTTATTCGTGTCGCCACCAAACCAGCTCATGATCGGCTCGATAAATGGCTTGATGTCCGCCCACAGACCTGCGAACCAGGTTTTGATCGGCTGCCAGTTCTCGATGACCATGCCCAGCGGCGAAAAACTGAACAGCGTTGCCAGCACATCGGTAAACGGCTGCGCCTCGGCCTTGATGGTTTCCCACAGGCCGGCCAGGTACTCGGACAACGGCTGCCAGTTGGCCACGACCATGCCCAGCGGCGACCACGCAAACAGCGTTTGCAGAAAATCGAAAACCGGCGTGGCCAGCGCCTTGATCACGTCCCACAGCGCAGCAAAGAATTCGGTCAGTGGCTGCCAGTTGGCTGCGATCATGCCCAGCGGCGTCCAGGCGAAGACCGCCTTGAGTACGTCCCACAGCGCCATCACCGGTCCGCGAATCGCCTCCCAGACCGCCTGAAAATAAGGTGCGACGGTCGACCAGTTGGCGATCAGAAAACCTGCCGCCAGCGCCAGGCCGCGCACGATCAGGCCCAACGGTGACATGCCCATGACCGCAGCCAGCAGACCGGCGGCACTCGTCGCAGCGAGAACGGCGACTTGCAGTACGCCGAAAGCAATCGCGGCGCCCACGACGCCCTTGATCACCTCTGGATGTTCGGCCGCCAGCGCGGCGACCTGAGAAATCATCGGCCCGATCACGGCCATTGCTTCGTTCATCGCCGGCAGAAACATACTGCCGATATTGATGCCCAGACGATCGACACGGTTGGTCATCTCTTTGATGGCAGTGGCCGTGGTCTGGGAGTTGTCTGCGAACTCCTTCTCGATGGAGCCGCTGTTTTGCACGCCCTCCCCGACCTTGGCCAGGTTGGACCTGAGCACATCGAGGTGGGCCAGCAGTGGCGTGATCGCGCCCAGCGATTCGGCACCGAACAGCTGCGTGATGACGTCCGACTGTTTGCCGGGATCAACACTGGAAACCGCCGTCAGAACCTTTTCAATGGTCCCGGACGGGTCACTCTGCATGCCTTGGGTCAGCTGGTTGACGTCGAGCTGCAACGCCTCGAACGCCCCGGCTTTCGCCGCGCCCCCTTCGGTCAACGATTGCATGAAACGCTTCATGCCGCTGGCGGCCACATCGGCCGGCACATCGACGCTGGCCAGGGTCGCTCCCATGGCCGCCAGTTGCCCGGAGGCCATCCCCGCAACCGGCCCGAGCGGGCCCATTGCAGTGACCATGGTGGCGATTTTCTTTTCCAGGTTGTTGCCGCCGAGCACGTTGATCTTCTCAGACAACGCCGCGACCTGCGGCTGAGTCATCTGAAACGATGACCGCCACGAGGCCATCATGTCGCCCGACTCGGCCGCTGTCTGATCGAATGCGACGCCCATTTTCACGGCGTCGCTGGCAAACCCGGTCAGTTCTTCGCGCGGTACATTGGCCTTGGCACCCGCGGCGACAATCGCCGCGATACCGTTGGCGCTTTCCGGCAGTCGTTCACTGAGGTCCAGAATGTCGGAACTCATCTGCTGGAACTGTTGCGGTGTTTCAAAGGTGACCGACCGTTTCACGCCGGCCATGCTGGTCTCAAAACCGATCGCTGCCTTTACCCCGGCAATCAAGGGCTCTGCCAAAGCATTGCCCTTGATCATCTCGCCCACTTCGACGTTCCCAAGACCAGAGCCTTTAAGCCTGGTCTCGAAGCCTTCAACGTTGTTGCGGATGGTTGCCAGCGTTGGAGACAGCTTGTCGACGCCGGTAATCAGCGTCTTGATAGTGTCTGCCATCACTCCCCCTGCAGGATCTGGTTGATGCGTTGCGTCTGCAAGATCGACTCGGTGATGACGTCCAGCTCCCTGGACATCATCAGTTCGGGATCGGTCTTCCAGAAGTACGCGAGGTCGTAAACGACGGCGATCAGTCCTTCGAGGTTGCTGATGCCGCTGCCATGAAAAAACTCGCAACCTTCCAGCTCAACGTGTTGATGTCGCACAGGTCCATCTGATTGACCGACGAGGGCGGGATGCCGGCGCAGACGGCGATGTATTTCGCCGCCACGTCCAGATCCAGAGAAACTTCCTCGTTCTTGTCGATCCTGTACGGCAGGGCCTTGATGGCCCGCGCTTCCTGCGCCGTAGGGCGCCGGAAGGTCAGTTGCGAAAGGGTTTCGCCGTGCGCTTCGATCGGGCTGGCCAGGTCGATGACTTCACTCATTGCCAGCTCCCCTGATTGCCGTCGAATTTCAGCTCGATGGTGCCGTCGTCAGCCTTGCTGCTCGGCTCATCGACCAGGTAGGCGCCGGACAGGGCGTAGGTCTTGCCGTTCTTGAATTCACAGGTGATGGTCATGTCCACACCGGTGGTGAGCAGCTTGAGCGGCAGATCTGCGGTATGCACGGCGGTAAATTTCAGCCACGCGGCCTTGTCGACTTCCTTGTAGTAGCCCGGTACGACGGTATCGCGCTTGATGTTCATCAGAGGCGCTTCGCCGCCGCCGCTGATGGTCAATTGGGTGCCATCCACTTTGATGTAGCAGGTACCCGCAACTTTCTGACCCATGTTGTTTATCTCCAGAATGAAAAAACCCGCACGAGGCGGGCTTGAAAGGGTTGGTTAGGCTTATGCCGCTTCCTCGTACTGCAAGCGGAACTGGTTGAGCAGCGCGAACACGCGCAGGCCGTTGATGTAGTCAGGCGGGAACATCACGTTCACGCGGCTTGGGTCATTGCCGTCACGCTCGACGATCAGGTGCTGGGCGAACGTTTCGGCGTTCTCCACATGACCCTCTTCTTCAAGACGTGCGTATTGCGCAATCAACTCGCCACGGATGGTGCTCGGCGTGATGATCGGCTGGCCGGCACCGAAGCGCGTGCCATCGTTGGCCAGCTTGTGGCGGCCGTACTTGCTGGTGATGATGCCTTGCAGACGACGGATGATGAACGCCGACTGGTGCATGGTTTCGCTGTCCAGGTACGAGTTGTCAGCCTGGCCGTAAGCGTTCTTCTGGTAGGTGGTGATCGAACGCTGAATGCGCACGTAACCGCCTTCGTAGTACGCCGTGGCGATGCCGTAACGCAGCAGCGACTCACGCTCGGTCAGGGTGAAACGCTGACTGGCCGGCGCCGGATCGATACCGGGCATGGTGCCGCTCTGAGTCGGACGGCTGGCGTCGGCAGAGATGAACACCGCCGTACGCGCAGCCAGTGCAGCGGCTTGCAGCCAGACCGGTTGCGGAACACCGTTTTCGACACCCTGAAGGGTGATGTGCTGGTCGTTGCGCAGTTGACCTGCGGCCACCAGCGTACCGACCGTGCCGCGCTTGGCGCTGTAAACGTGACCGTACAGCTGACGTGCCCAGCTCCAGCGACCGGTGCTGTCGTCCATTGCCGCTTTCCAGGCATCCAGCGTGGCGGTGTCGGTCCAGGGCATGCAGATGAACTCGAACGGCTCATCGCCCAGCGCAGCCAGTGCCTTGAGCTGATCAGGCGTACCCACGCCACCAGTCATGGCTGTTACTGCCGCCGTCAGGCCGGCAGGAATGACTTCGCCATTGGTCTTGCCCTGGCGATTGAATTCCAGCTGGACGTCGTTGCCGCTTGCCCCGCTCCATTTGCAGGAAAGGGTCAGCACACCCGCTTCGACAGCCGCAATGATCGGCAGGTCAGGCGTGGCATTGATTTTCACCGACAGTGCCGTAGCAGCCTGGGCATCGGTTGCGCCATTAACGACAGTGGCCTGCACTCGCATGCCGCCGACATACAGGTTCAGCAGACCGGCTTCGGTCGCCGCCCCGGTGAGGGTGACTTTCGCGCTGGCCTTGGCGCCTTCGGTATTGAGCAGCGGCAGGCACCAGACTTCGCCGGTGGGGTCCGCCTTGCGCCAGGTTTCATACATGGCGGCCAGCATGGAGCCCTGACCGCCGATGTTTTTCGCCAGCGCCACACTCGGCACCAGCACCAGAGAACCCAGTTCGGAGCCGGACACATCGTCGTTGACCTGCGCAACGATCAGTCGACGCATGCTGGCCGACGCGCTGTTGGCGGCCGAGTTGTCCATCTCCGCATAAAACAGCGGAACGCGAACATCGGATGGAATGTTGTTAAAGCTGATAGCCATTGTTTGGCTTCCTCTTGGTTAAGCCGTGAAGGCTTGATGGGTGGTGGTGGATTGCTCGGTTTTAAGGGTGATGTCGCCGTCGTTCTGACGACGCTGCCACCAGGCGTTGAAGGTCACCTGCCGGCCTTCGACGGGCAGCAAATCGCCCGCCTCCGGATCCGGCACAGTGCGGCCTTCGGCCGGTACTACAGTGATGCGTTGAGTCATGGGGTTACCTCTGCTGTGAACTTCGCTTCGATACGGCCATCAGGGCCGGGGGATTTCAGATTCGGATCTGCGGGGTCAACGCAGTCCATCTCGATGGTGGCGCCGGTAAACCCGGGCAAACCATCCAGATACGCTTCGTGCCAGGTCTCGGCAGGCTGATCGGCGGTGTTGCGGCCCAGTTGAAACTGCGCTGCAAAGCCGAAGCGATACGTCACCCGGTCGCCGCTGATCTGCACCAGCGCGCCACCGGTATACTGCATCGCGTCGTAATCGTGATCCGGGTTCCAGCCCACCAGTGCACGCCACAATTCGGCGCGCAGGGCATGCAGTTGCTCACTGGCTTCCTGCCCGCGCTTGTCACCGCCATCGAGCACCACCACGACATCGATCGTGTCGGTGATGCTCTGGCGAATGACGTTCTGCAAATCGTTGGCGGTGGACTGATCGCCAGTGGCAATCACGTACGCCGACGGGTGAGCGAGCTGATCGCCGAGGGCGACCGCAGCCCAGTCGATGCCGGCACTGATTCGCCCGGCAAAGCTGGGGCAGGTTGCCTGCAAGTGGGCAACTATCGGGGTTATCTTCATGAGGGGTTCCGCGTGTATTGAAGGTTGATTGCGGCGTGGGAAACGCCTACTGATTCGCCTTGCCCAATGCCTCATCAGCCTTGTCTGCAGCACGGCTGGCCGTGTGAGCGGCCTGATTGGCAATCGATGCAGCACTCTCGACCTTGTCTGCTGCCTGGGTGGTGGTTTCGGCCAGCCTGTCCAGGCGCCGGTCGCGCTTACCCAGCGCTGCGTCGTAGGCATTGCGAACCTCGGCCAGCTGCTGCGTATGCTCGGCATTCGCCGACCACTGCCCGGCCTGAAAACCGAGCATCAGGCAGCCAGCGATCAGCAGCACGGAAATCAGCCAGACCTCCAGGCGCCGCCACCAATGGCGAGCGATGAAATCAATTGCGCATCTGTGCATCGTTTGCACCTCCGAGTTGAGATCGCAGCCGGGCTATTTCGGCGCTTTGCGTGGTGACCTTGTCGGTGAGTTGAACGATGTGGCTGGTGAGGGCTTCGATCTTGCCCTCCATCCGGCCAACCGCTGCGGCAAGCTCGTTGCGCTCCTTGGCAAACTGGTCAGCCCGCGCTTCAGCCTCCTTGCGCGCCTGACGCTCGGAGTCGAGCAATTCATTGAGGCGACGAACCGTGCCGATGTCCGCGTTGTCCATCGCCCGGTCTGTTGCATCTCGGGAAAGAAACTTGCGCAGCCATAAAAAGCCGCCAAGCAGAATTGTGCCCGTGCCGCCCAGCCAGGTAGCTGTGCCTGGGCCTAGGTCGGTTGGGTCCATTGGTACTCCGGAAATAAAAAAGGCCGCACTGAGGCGGCCGGGCTGAACACATTTAACAATGCTGCGTCGGCCAGGCTTGCGACGACACCTGATCTGGACTTTGACCGGATCTTAAAAAACAAACCCAGCCAAGGCGGGGTTCGAGGTGGGTTGCGAGTGACCGGTTGTGGCTGTTGATCAGCCTGTTTCCGGCTGCTGCCCTGAGGCGCAAATCGCATATCGTGGGACCTTTTTACCCCCCTCCGGAAAGCCTGGGAAGGGGCAGTTTCGGGGTGGGTCGAGTTTGACCGGAGTTCAACACGAGTTCGGCCACAGCTGTGCAATCGACCCGGATAAACGGCGTGAAACCGTGACTTCATTCACCCTTGTGCAGCCTTGTCGACGACGGCGTTGTTGCTTCTGGAAGCGCTGCGCTCAGCGAGAATCGCCAGCACTTGCTGGTGAAGCTTGTTGATCCAGTTGCGATAGGTGCGGTCTGCGCCCTCATTAATGCCCACCAGGCGCATCTGCTCGCGCACCGGCAACGACTCGACATAACGCAACGTCGCCAGCTGGGCCAGTTCAGGCCCGCGGCTCTTTGCCGGGCTGCGCGACAGCTGCGCAATGGCCGCCTCCACTTCGCTGCTTATGTAGTCCAGACCGCTGCCATTGCCCACCAGCGCGCGCGAGCCGGGTGTGCGACGCGGAATGTACGCGCCCCACTCCATGATCCCGGCCATCGGGCTGCTCAGTCCGCCGCCCAGGCCAATGCGCATGCGCTGTTCACCCCAGTGCTGCATCACGGCTTCTATTTTCTCGATCATCGTGTCTCTCCTGTAGGACCTTTCCGAAACGCTGCGCAGCGTATTTCGCTGCACAGGACCAAGGCCTTACAATACATTTTGTATTTTTATGACACAACGAAGCATTACATTATGTATATTGCTCAACACCCTACAGCCTGTATGATTCGACGCATGAACAGAAAATGGTATGAAGTCGCAAGACAGGTCATGGAAACCCAGGAAATCAGCCAGGAAGAGATGGCTGAGCGGATGGGCGTAACGCCCGGCGCGGTAGGGCATTGGCTGAATGGCAAGCGTGAGCCGAAGATCGAGGTCATCAATCGATTTCTGACCGAGCTCGGCCTGCCGATTCTCACAACCTCCATCCCGACCAGCGAACCCGGCATGCACAACGTGGAGCACACGGTGCAGCCTTCGCGTTTCTATCGCTACCCGGTCATCAGCTGGGTAGAGGCCGGTGGCTGGAGTGAAGCCGTCGAGCCCTACCCTGCCGGCTATTCGGACACCTTCGAGATCAGCGACTATAAAGCCAAGGGCAGAGCCTTCTGGCTGGTGGTCCGTGGCGACTCGATGACCGCCCCCGCAGGCCAGAGCATTCCCGAAGGCATGTTGATTCTGGTCGACACCGGAATCGAGCCCACTGCCGGCAAGCTGGTCATCGCCAAGCTGCCGGAAAGCAACGAGGCCACGTTTAAAAAGCTTGTCGAAGACGCCGGACGCTACTTTCTCAAGCCGCTGAACCCCGCCTACCCGACACTTGCGGTGACCGAGGAGTGCAAGCTGATCGGTGTCATCAGGCAGATGACCATGCGTCTCTGAATCCCCGCACGCCCCGCCCAAGCCCCGATAATCGGGGCTTTTTCATGTCACCTGTTTCAACCCTGGCATGTGTCCGTGTAGGAAACATTTGTAGCTTGCGTGAGAAACAGCCCTCAATTACTGTATGCACATACAGTAAAAAGGAGTTCACTCATGCTCAAGCAGTTCCCCGACACCTCGCAACATGACGCTTACCTGGCCTTGGCACAGCGCATTCAGGACGCTATCACCAGTGACAAGGCGCAGATCGAGCATCAGGTCCTGCTGATCAGGGAGCCTGGCGAGTCGGTGGCTCACTGGGAGCGCATCATGGATCAGATCAGCGAGGCCGAAGGCATCAGCGTGACTCGCAACCCGGAAAACGGCACTGCTCGAGTGTCCTGGTACATCGATTCCCTGTGATATGACCGATACAAACTGTATTTAAAATACAAACCGTATTGTCACGAGGCGCTACATATCGTATTGTTTGTCTGCACCCCATCTCGGGAGTACTCACATGCAAACCACAGGGAGTCATGGAATGAACGAAATACTGGATCAACTTCGCAAAGAATTCGCCACGCCGTGCCCTTCACTGAGCGCCGTCAGAGAGCGTTATTTTTCGCACCTGTCGAACGACAGGAATCTGCTGCGCAAGATCAACGCAGGACGCATCGACTTGAAGGTCAGCCGTACAGGCGGCAGTCGCCAGGGTCATCCCTTCGTGTACCTGCACGACCTGGCCAACTACCTGAGCGCCATCGTGACCAACAGGGCCGCCTGAGGTCAAAAAAGCACCGCCGCAGCGCGATAATGTTCATCGAACTTTGCAGTCATGAAAAATCTTGCTACGTTTCTGGTACAAAACAAAAACAATCGGGATCCGTTCATGACCAAGACATCAAGGCGCTGGCCCTTCGCGGCCTGCCTGTTATCGCTTGCCTGCGGCACCGCTGCCGCTGCGCCCTATTCGACCATGGTGGTGTTCGGTGACAGTCTGGCCGATGCCGGGCAGTTTCCCGACACCGCCGGGCCCAGGGGTTCCACGCTCAGGTTCACCAATCGTGTCGGCCCCACTTATCAGGACGGCAGCGGTGAAGCGTTCAACCTGAACTCGTCGACACTGATCGGCAGGATGCTCGGTGTGCCAGCAGGAGATCTGGCGGCCTCGACGTCGCCGGTCAATGCTGCGCTGGGCGCACCCGATGGCAATAACTGGGCTGTCGGCGGCTATCGGACTGACCAGATTCTTGATTCGATCAATTCCCAATCCACCGTCGTCGATCCGAACACCGGCACATTGCTACGCAGCCGGACCGGTTACCTGCCCGCCAACAGTTTTCGCGCCGACCCCAACGCTCTTTATTACCTGACCGGAGGCGGCAACGACTTCCTGCAGGGTCGTGTATTGAGTGCCAGAAGCGCCGCGCAAGCTGCCAATCAACTGGCTGACAGCGCGCAAGCCCTGCAACAGGCCGGTGCGCGCTACATCATGGTCTGGTTGCTGCCGGACATCGGTAAAACGCCAGCCTTGAGCGGTTCGCCGCTGGCCTCGGCAACTTCCGCACTCAGTGCGGGCTTCAATCAGCAACTGGTCAGCCGACTGGCGCAGATCAATGCCCAGATCATTCCGCTGAATGTTCCGTTGCTGATCAATGAAATCCTCGCTCAACCGGCACGCTTCGGGTTCGATCCCAACGAGAATCTGGTCAGTACCTGTTTCAGCGGCGACAGCTGCCGGGAAAGCACCACCAACGGCAGGTCCAGTGCGACGCCGAATCCGAGCCGGCTGTTCTTCAATGATCGCGTGCACCCGACCGAGGCCGGACAGAGGTTGCTGGCCGACTACGCGTACTCGCTGCTTTCGGCACCCTGGGAAATCTCTCTGCTGCCGGAAATGGCCAATGGCACGCTGCGTATGCATCAGGATGAAATTCGCGCCCAGTGGCTCAGCGACTGGGGCAACTGGCAAGGTGTCGGGCAGTGGCAGAGCATGCTTTCCGCAGGCGGTCAGAAAATGGACTTCGACGCGCAGGACAGCTCGGCTGATGCTGACGGAAGAGGCTATAACCTGACCATCGGCGGCAGCTATCGGTTTGCCGAATACTGGCGTACAGGGGTTGTTGCCGGTGCGTACCGCCAGAGTCTTGAGGCAGGGCCACGGGACTCTGACTACACACTCAACAGCTACATCGCCACTGCGTTCCTCCAGTATCAGGCCAACCACTGGTGGGGTGATCTGTCGGTGTCGGGCGGTAAGCTGGATTACGAAAATGCCGAGCGCAAATTCGCGCTGGGCGTCAGCGAAGGTCAGGAAAAAGGTGATACCGACGGCGAAATGTGGGCTGTCAGTGGTCGAGTCGGTTTCGACATCGCAGGCCCGACCAGCCGCTGGCATCTGTCGCCTTTCGTCAGCGCCGATTACGCGCACATCGATGTCGACGGCTACTCGGAAAAGGGCGACCGTTCAACGGCGCTGACCTTCAGTGACCAGACGCGCAAATCGCGGCGTGCAGGCGTGGGTGTGCAGGGCAAATTCCAGGTGACACCGAGCACGCAGGTATGGGGCGAAGTGGCCCATGAAAGGGAGTTCGAGACCGATCAGCAGGACGTGACCATGGCGCTCAACAGTGTCCAGTCAGTCGGTTTCACGCTAGAAGGCTACACACCGCAACGCGACCTGAACCGGGCCACGCTGGGCGTCAGCCAGAAGCTGACTCAGGACCTGACACTGCGCGGCAACTACAACTGGCGCAAGAACGACGACGTGACCCAGCAAGGGGTGAATGTCGCGTTGAGTCTGAGTTTCTAG